GCCGCCTTTTGAATTGTACTTAGCCATTATTTTTTACCTTTTTTAGTAGTTTTTTTCTTAGCAGGAGCTTTTTTCTTTGGCATATTGTAATAAATACGATCATCAGAAACAGGCTCATCAGGTCTAACTTTAGCATTTAACCTTGCTTGTAATTTTGGATCTTCAGATTTTTTCTTTGGCATAATTTTCTCCTAACTGATAGTTGTATATTTTCTTCTGTTTGACATAACTTTACCACAGCCTCTAGCTATCATTCCATTTTTCTTTTTTACTGCTTTTCCTGCTGAAAACTTTTGTCTTTTTTCTATTTCTTTTTCTATAGTCATACCCCTATTTTCTTCATAAGAATCAACTTTGCCATCTTTATTCAAATCAGCTTTTTCTGGATATTTTAACTTAGTCATAATTTGATGTTACCTTAATCTGTTTGCCATAACAATTCCTTGGCCCCTAATTGTAACAATAGGACCACCAGTTGCTGCTTTTTTTCTGCCATCTTTCCAGCTAATTCTTTTTGGTCCTTTTTTCTTTTTTGCAGCAGAAGTGCATTGAGCCATAGTTGGTCTACATGCTGGGTAGGGTCTTTTGCTATCTTTTTTAGATTTTCTACCGCAAGGTTTTCCTGTTTTACAATCAACCCACCCTTTACCTTGATTTTTAGAAAACCAATCTTTAAGTGTTTCTTTTTTTGCCATTACCTTAATCTATTAGACATAACAACGCCTTGACCGCGTATTGTTACAGGACCACCACCTGCTTTTTTTTGTCTCTTTTTACCTTTTTTACCACCTTCGCCCCAGTTAGCCGCTCCTACTCTACGACATTTTACTAAAGCGCCAGAGGCATATGCTGAAGGCCAAGAACCTTTATATCTGCCTTTTACTTTGTAATAACAAGCGTCTTTTTTTCCAGATGCCATTTAACAATCCCAATCTCTCCTAGCCCAGTAATTAGCACTACATCTATCGGTAGTGCCACCCATACCTTTACTCCTGGCACAATATGATTTCTTTCTTGCTTTGCTGTCTTTGTGCATACCAAGCTTGGCATCACCAAAAGTTATACGTTTGACTCTAGAGCCTTCACTACTACAACCCTTTACAAAAACTTCTTTACGTTTTTTACCATACCCAGGGCTACCTTTTGGGATAGCCCTTGGTCTGTTAAGAGTTACTGTTTTACCTCTATACTCTGCCATTAATAGTTTTTATTAAGAACTAATATTATTGAGTAAGCATCTCCGCTTGAGTGTCCAACGGTTGTAAAATCAATATCACCGGTAACACCTGATCCAGCGTTATTTGGTATACCGCTAAATCTGTCATCGTAATATTCATCTCCTGTGCTATCAGCGGGTAAGGGTATTGCTAAAACGTTTGTGCTAGCATCAAACTCAATATCAACACCCATACCTCTAGTTGCCCAATAAATTCTAGCGATAGAGACTCCAGTACAAGACTCTCCTGCACTATTAGTGGTTAATGCAGAAACATCTACCTTCTTTACAGAAGATTCTCCTGTGCCGTCTGATTCATTGGTGAACTTTAAAATAGCAACTCTATCACCATCCTGAATAGTCTGGGAAGTTACTGTATCAGCCATTATGTACTCCTA